CCGAGATCCTCCACCGACACCGCGCCGCTGATGATCTGGCAGCGCCGAGTCCCCATCGCACCTGAGGGCAACCGGACGGGCGCGTTGAAGGCCCCGATCCCATTGTTCAGGCTGGTCTTGTAGAAGGGCAGGAAGACCGTCGCGAACTGGCTCGCCGACATCATGAGCGTGACGCCCTGGAACGTCGTCTCCTGATAGCCGCTCACTCGGCGCTGGCGAGCAGGACCGGCGGCGAACTCGGTCCTGACGCCTTGCGGAGCCAGCGAGGAAATGCCGCCGGTCCCCATCAGAGGTCGAAGCTCAGGCAGGCCAGCAGGCCACGTCGGGATCGGCATGGTCGTCAGCCCCTACGCACAGCCGGGTTGGACAAGGTCGGTGCCAGCGAGCCCTGGCCGCGCGCCGCGCGCTTCGCCATCCCGCCCTCAACGAACTTGAGCGCCTGCACCATCGAGCCATCGGACTGCTGCTGCGGAGGCCCATCGGGCTCTAGACCAGCGCCCGGCGGCGTGATGAAGGTGATGTTCGGGGCCTTGCTCATGCCCGCGCCCATCGCCGCCATTTGGCCCTTCGTGAAGACGCCCTCATCGTTGCGGAGGATCGCCTTCACCTCGTTCGGGGCCAGCGACGGGACGTGGCCGGTGTGGTAGCGCGGCGCTCTCGACCAGTCGTTGTCGTTGTGGCTCAGGAGCCGGCGCTGGAAGCGGTCAAGGCCCAGCACGCCGCCGGTATGGGCCATCAGATGCCCGCCGCCGATGTCGATGAGCGTGCCGCCGAAGTCGTCGCCCGCGCCCCCGCCGCCGCCCAAGCCCCGGAAGATGCCGCCCAGGATGCCGACGCCACGGCCACCGCCACCCGAGACACTGTTCAGGATGCTGCTGGCCGTGCTCGCCATCGAGTTGACGATCTGGCCCCCGCCCTGCGTCACGCCGCTCGCCACGGTCGCCATCGAGTCGGTGACCGCAGTGGTGCCGTTGTTGACCGCAGTGTTGAAGTTCTGCACCGCGTTCTCGGTGGCGCGCGAGTAGAGGGACTCAAACCGGGAGCCATACCCGCCAACAGTAGTCCCAAGCGGGTCGTCGCGGTTGAAGTTGTTCATCCCCCCTTCGCCCGCGAACCACGCACGCGCCGCACCGCTTGGACCGTGACGGTTCATGAGACGGCCGAACTCGCCCTGGAAGATACGGTCCTGCAAGTCGGGGCTGCGGAGCACTTGGTCCGGGGTTGCAGCAAAGCCCAGGTGTCGACGGCTCCACTCAGGCACATTACCCGGCATGATCTGGTAAGCGCCGATGGCCCTCTCCCCGGCGTAGCGACCGGACTGCACGAGAGGGCCGATAGCGTTGTAGTTCATGCTCCCCAAGCGACCGTTGCCGCTCTCGATGGCCGCAATGGCCTGCATGGCGGCGAAGATGTTCCCGCCCTGCGCTACAGGCGTAACGGCGGTCGTCAGCGGCGCGCTCTGGACCGGCAGGATCGGAGCCTGAGGCTGCGGGCGGTTGTCGTTGGCCTGGATCTGCCCGCCACCGCCGATGCCCAGCAGCTGGAAGGGGTTGATCCCGACGCCCGGCGAGGGCGCGCCAGCACCCTGCGGCGCGAACATCCTAAAGAGGCCGTCCAGAGCCGCGTTCATCGTGCGGTCGAGGAGCTTGTCGAGCATCTTGGTCGCGACGTTCGACATGGCCTCCATGAGGCTCTTGCCCTGGCGCAGATCGCTGACGAAGCCCTTGAGCGCGTCGCCAGCAGCCGACCGGAGATCCTTCCACCGCTCCAGATCGAGAAGCTCCCTGGCCTGTGGGCTGTCCATGCCGTAGCCCGTGCCGCGAAGCTGCCGCGCCACGCGCTGCTCCGCGTCGGACAGCCACATGGTCGACCGCTCAAACCCGATGTCATCGGCGAGGCGACGGCGCGTCTGCTCCTGATTGAGCTTCCGCATTGCCTCGGTGGCCTCGTTAATCCGCGTGATCTCCTCAGGCGACACCGAGGTCAGACCGTTCTGACGCGCCGCCTCCTTGGCTGCCGCCAGTTGCTCATACTGGAAGCGCAGCGCCGCCGCCTCGGAGTTCGTGCGGCCGATCAGGTCGTTCTCCAGGCGAGCGCTGTTGATCGTGTCTTCGCGAGACCGCTGACGGGCCTCGGTAGCCTCCCTGATGGAATGCTCGGCCTGTGCCCGCGCGATGGCCTCCTGGCCTGCGGCGCGCGCGGCGCGCTCGACCTCACCAACGTGCTGGCCGCGCAGGGCAAGCTCCTCACGCAGCCGGGCAATGTGCGCCTTCTCAGCCGGGGAGCGCGCCTCAATCGCCATCAGTTCGAGCTTCGTCGTCTCGATGACGCGCTCAGCCGCCGTGATGTGCGTCGACATCGCGTGAGCCATGGCTTCACGCGCTTCGCGGGCCGCCTTCATCTGCGCGGCGTTCAAGCCACGGGTAATGCTCTCGTCCCTGAGGGCCGCGTCCAGCAGGCTGTGCTGGTCCTGAAGCTTGCGAAGAGCCTCGCCCTCCTGATCGTAATTCTGGATCGCTTCGGCGACCGCCTTGGACCGCTCCTGAGCCCGCTGGTTCTCGGCCCCGATCTGAGCCATGACGCGCTCGTTGTGCTGCTGCGCCTCAAGCTCAGCGAGAGCAGCCTCCTCCCGCTCAAGTGCCCTCTGACGCCCCTCTGCGACCGACACGCCACCGACAGGACGCCTACCCCTGAACTGCCCGGTCGGCCGGTTCGCATCCGCGTCGGCTTGCTCGCGCCTGCGACGGGCTTCCTCGACGCGAGCGCGCTGCTGCTCCACTTGCTGATCGAGGTTTGGCCCCGCAATCGCGTTGCCGACCGCGTTGTAGGCGTCGGACGCCGTCCGCTTGATGTACTCCCAGGCCCGACCGACAGCCGTCAGTTGGCTGGCATGGTCGACCAGTGCGGGACCAAGCGAGTTGAACAGCGTCCGCTGCGCGCCCAAAGTATCACCAGCAGCATGCTGGCGGCGGATGAGGTCCAGCGTCTTGGCGTCGAGGATGCCCAGCTTCTCCGACAGCATCTCAGCGCCGCGCGTGGGGTTGGCGAAGGCTGCGATCAATTCCTTGGACGCTTCAGGAAGCTCCTGGCCAGTGGTCGCCGCGTAGTCCTTCATGACCCGGTTCAGGTCGCCGAACATGCTGACGCCGATCCTGCCGGTCGCGGCATAGGCGGCGATCATCTGACGCGACGAGGCGACCGACATGCCGCTGGCCTCGGCAGAGGCGACGGCGATCCCGTTCAACTGGCTGGTGGTTTGTCCCGTGGCGCGGCCCATGCCGGTCAGCGAGCGCTCCAGTTCCTTCTGCCCGTCGAGGTACGACTTGAAGGCCATGGCGGCCACGATGCCCATGCCGGCAAGGCTAATGGTAGCCACACGCACGGGCGTCAGGAGGCTCATCAGGTAGCCGCCCAACTGCTTCACGCCCTGAGCCGCGCCGCCCGGCGTGTCAGCCAGAGCCTGATACACCTGACCGCCCTGCTGCATCAGGATGGTCATCGGGGCCTGCCCCATCGCAAGGCCAGAGACGATGTCGTTGATCTGGTAGCTGATGGACGTGGCCTGGGAGGTCGTGAACCCGCGCAGGCCCTTGTAATCCCGCACGGTGTTCTCGTAGACCGTGTGGGCGTGTTGCAGGGACTTCGTGTAGGTCTCCTGGTTCTTGATGGCACCGGACGCAAACGCCGCGTTGATGTCCCTGATGGCTTCGTCACGGCGCTCTTCGGCCAACGCCAAAGGCTCGACAACTTGCCGGTAGCTGTTTGCGACCGCAGTCAGCCGGGCCAATTCAGTGGCCTGATCGCGCGCAGCCTGCTTGGCCGCGTCAGCCGCCTCCTTGCCGCGCTTCTGCGCGTCAGACATCGCGTGGATCTCGTTGACGCGGCGAACGATGTCGGTGCCCTGTGGAGAGAAGGCGTCCACGCCCGCACGCTCAAGGGCGCGCAGAACCTGAAGCTCGCGCGCCGACATGGACGCGGCTTGGCGCTGCTCCTCAAGGGACGCCACAACGCGCTGGACCGCCTGCTCTACACGGACGGCTTCCTCCATCGCCTCGCGCAAGGCTGCGGAGAAGCCCTCCGTCGCATGGGTAGCCCCGATGATCCTTGTCGGATCGATGTTCGGCCCGGTGAACCTCGACGGATCCCCTGCCCGCTCATACGCCGCCCGAAGCTTCTCGATGGTCGCCAGAGCCGCCCTCGCGGAGATCTCGCGGTTCTCTTCGGCCCTCGTGACGACATCGAGCTTGCGCCTGTACGTCTCCTGAGCCGACGCCGCTCCATCGAGACTAAGCCTGATCCGCTCAAATGCGCGGATCGCGGAGGTGCGCCGGTTGGTGGCGCGCTCCTCGGCGACGCCAACGGCATCCGTGGCCTGGGCAAGCGTCTGCTGGGCACGCGAAACCCGCCCCAGGTCAGCCGCCGTCGCCTCCGCACCCTCCATCTGGGCGCGGATGCGAATGAGGCGGATCGTCTCAAGGGACTCAGCCATCGGCGGTTTCCTGATGACGGGCTGCGAGGCGGGAGAGGATCGACTTCACGCCTTGGGTGTCGGAGACCGGCACCTCGACGCGCATCTTCGGGTCAGGGGCCGAAGATGGAGTCGCCCCCTGGCTGCCCACGGCGCGGACAGCCCTGTCGGCGCTGAGAAGCGCCCGCACCTCCCACGTCGTCGGCTCTGACCCGGTCAAAGCCGCCCAGGAGGCTATGTCGACGTAGGAGATTGGGTTGACCGCGAAGCCGTTGCTTGTACGGCACGCGGCCAGTTCGCAGAACCAGTCCCAGAGGTGCTCGACCTCAGGGGGCAAGGTCGCATCGTGCTCCAGCGCCGCCTTGGAGTTGGCGACGCGGGCCTCAGCCTCAGCGAAGAGGATCAGCCTTGAGAGGAGCCGGTCAAAAAATTGGCACGCTCACCCATGAACTCGTCGGCTTGGTCGCGGACCCAAGGGAGCCGTGCGTACAGCGTGCGGGCGTTGGCCGGATTGCACTCCAGGGCCTGCCCGTCGAGAATGATGCCATCCCACGCGACCGTGCAGGCGACGAGCGTCTCCAGGCCAGCGCTCTCAAGCTCTTCCGCCGTCAGCGTTCCCGCGCCGCCCCGCCGACCGCCCATCTTGAGGCGCTGGTTGGTGAGGGCTCGCTGGGCCTTGCGGTAGCGCTCGCTGTCGACGCCAGCCAGGGTGATCGTGATCGGGCGGCCATCGTCCTGCTTGAGGACAACGTTCGTGCCGGGGTGGCGCAGCTGCATGGCGGCCTCGGTGGCCGCGTCGAGGGTGGAAAGGTCCATTGTCTCTTCTCGGGGATGTCGGGGAAGGTGTCGGGGGTGGGCGGCGCGCTCCCCGACGAACGCGCCGCCCCATCACCTTGGGTCAGGAGACAAACCCTCAGTGATGTCGCTTAGGTCGGGGCGACAACAACGAGCGGCGAGTTCACCGCCACATTGAAAGTTCTCCTGACCACATTATCATTTCCGCCGACGTTGTTGCGCTTCGACATGACGAGACCCTTGAAGTAGTGGACCTCGTCCGTGCCGCCGGGGGTGAGCCGGTTCTGGAGAACGATCTTGAAGGCGTAGTTGCTGTTGAGCCCCTCAGCAGCTTCCAGGGCGGCCTGACCGTCGTCGTCCTGGGAATAGCCCACGGTGATCGCCAGCGTGCCAGCATCACGGGCACCCTTCGCCTTCCGCATGCGCCCGTCGCCGATGGCGGCGAAGGTCACGGCAGAGGCCTCGTCGCCGTACTCGCCGACCGACTCCACGAGGCCGATCTCCGTGTAGGAGAGGGCCGCGTAGGCCGCTGCGTTGGCAGGGGTGGTGGCCATGCCCGGCCCGATGGAGATCTTGGTCCCAGTGGCCGTAAAAATGTCAGCCATGATCGCTGTCCTTGATGATCACGGCTTGCCCGGAGCCGCTGTTGGTCAAAGAAAAGGCCCGCTGGGCAAGCGGGCCTGTCCGGTGAGAGGACGGGTGGGTGGAAGGGTCAGCGGGTCTTCGTTGACCCATCCGTGGCCGCCGCTTCGACTTTGGAAGCGGTGCGGGTCGGGACGGTGATCGCGCCTGCGAGGACACGACCCTCGAACTGCGCGTTCTCGACAACATCGATGTCGGCGGTCTCGCCGGGCTGGACCGTCGCGGTCGGCGCATTGCCGTCCTTGGCCTTGCCGTTGATGACGAAGTCGAGCGGATCGCGGGTGTTGTTCGTGATCTTCATAAGGATCTCCTAGTCGCGGAACTTGTATTCATAGGGAACGACGACTGTGATCCTGAAGTAGTTACCCTCTTCATTGTCGTCGTAGATCAACGGAGACGTGGGAACACCCGTCTCGACTCCGTCGAACTTCTGCTCGCGGAACAGGCCTGCAAGCTCATCGGCCCAGCCCATGCCCACGTCGGTTCCAGAACCACGCTCGATGCTCAGGACGAACCTGATGCCGCCTTCCTCGCGGTAGTAGCGCTCGTTCATGACGACGCGCTCGACGTTCGCGACCGGGAACAGCGCCACAAGGAAGGGCGAGCCATCGGTCGGCGCGACGCCGTGGGAGTTCGCCGAGAAGACCGGCGTGCGGGTCCATTCCGCTTCCAGGCGTGTGGAGACGGCGTCAACGACAGCTTTGGCGGCCATGTCTACCTCGGGTAGATGACGACGGCCGGTTGCCGGCGCAGCCACTCTTCGCGCTTCGCCCCGCGACGGTAGGGCGAAGCCATGCCCGTCTTAGACGCCCACGCATCGATGGCCCCGAACATCGGAGCCTCGAACCCGAAGCCGATGCTGGCGATGTTGCCGAAGCGCTTCTGCGCCAGGGCGGCGACAACCTCGTAAACACCGTAGGGGGCCTGATCAGACAGGCCGCGCTCAATCTTGCGAGCGTAGGGCACGGTCGAAAGGAAGACCGCCTTGTCCCAGCGCGGCGGCATGGGCTTGCCGGGATCGACCACCTCGCCGTCCACCACGAAGACGTGGCTCGCCATGTACGCGCCGGGATGGCCGGGCCGCTTGTCAGAGGCGTCGCCGATGGGGGAGTGCTTGACCAGCTGCTCGCCGATCCAGGCGAAGACATCCTCGTAGAGGTCGAACTCGAACACGATGGTGCCGTCAGGCCGCACCGACTCCAGCACCGTCGTATGGCGGCCATCGACCACCGTCTCGTGGGTCGGGACGCGGCCCAGCACGCGGCGGTTGGTGTCCTGGCCTTCCTTGAGCTTCTCGCGGGCGAACCGGGCGATCTCCTTGCTGCGCGCCTGGGGCGAGAAGGTCTGCGGAAACATGAGCGACAGATCGGTCTCGATCACGTCGATCTTGGTCTTGGTCTTGACGGCCATTAGCCTGTCGCCCTGATCAGGTAGGCATGCAGCACGCCGCCGTGGCGGAAGGTGCTGTCGTCGGCCGACGACACCGTCAGCGTCACGCTGCCAGGGGCACTGCCACGCAACCGGATGCGATCCGGCGGTCTGACAGGCTCAGGGAAGTTCTGGGCGCGCAGATCCTCAGCCATCAGGATGATCTTGCGGTCGCCCTGCTGGATGCCGCCGACAAGCTCGTCGGCCGTGTAGCCGGTGATGATCGCCCTGGCCGCCGCCTCGATGGGCGCACCGTTCGGCACCACCCGGCGCACGGTGACCACCTCGCCGCTGTGCTCCGCGATCCGGCTGAAGTCTTCACCCATGGGGGACGACACCACCGTCAGGCGTAGCGAGCCGTCGTCACGGTCTGGCCGGGCGATCTCCTCGATCTCGTAGACCTCGCCGCCGATGACAGCTTGGTCGGCCCGCGTCAGACCCCTCGTGAATGCGCTGTCGAGCACCACCAGCAGCCCTGAGCGCAGGGAGAGGGGGAAACCAGCGATGACGCGCTCACGCGGCCTGCCGGGCTTGAATGCGGCCCAGACAGGGGTTCCGTGATCGGCGAACCCGCCACGCACGGCTCCTGGCGTCAGAGCCAGCGCAGCGCGACGGCGGAAGGTCACCCTCCGGTTGAGGTCTCCAGCTGGAACGCGCATGGTCAGGAATGATCGTGGGAGACGCGGTACCGGCCGCAAAGGTTACGCAGGCCGTAGAGCACCTCAGGGGTCGGTTCGCCCACGGTTTCACGCTGGCGGTACCAGTGAGCGGCGAGCATCTTCATGCCCAGGCGGATTGGCTCAGGAACGCCAAGCGGCTCATCCACTGGCGTGAAGCCAGCCACGAAACGAACCCTGTAGGCGTTGTGGCGCGGCGCGCCCAGGTAGCCGTAAGGGGCCGACGTGGCGCGCACCAGGGAGGCGATCCCCGAATTGAAGGCGACGTGGAAGTGGCCGGTGTTGACCGGCTCGTAGGTCACGCCGTCAGCCAGTAGCCGGTCGAAGCTCGCCAGCGCGGTTCCTGCGAAGGGACGCATGGGAAGCTCGTGCCGCCAGGACAGGCTGGATGGCAGATGCGTCTCCCAGGTCTCTTGCAGCAGGCAGCAGTGGCCCAGCCAGCCATCTGGACCGGAGAGAAAATCGTAGGCCGCCACGATGTAGCCCCTGATCAGGGCGTCCTCGTCGGCGTGCGTGACGCGGGCCTGCGCCTTGACCTCGTCAAGGGGGCACACCGCGATCTTCTGGTCAGCCGTCAGGGGCGTGGAGATGAGCCGTAGGTCCATGATCCTGCCCCTTGAGTGGAGGAGCCCCGAACCCTGCGGCGCGGGGCTCCCGGTGATCACTTCGTCTCGTAGCGCTTGCGGCTGCTGGACGTGCTAAGGGACTTCTGGTCTTCCTGCTGCTGGTCTTCTTGAGCAGGGAGGTTCATGAGGGGCTCGGCCCCCTGGACTTGGCCTTCGGCAGCAGCCTGCATCCCGGCCTTCTCGGACTCGCGCAGCGCTTCCATGCGCTTGCGGGCCTCTTCCTCAGTCTCGGACTTCATGCGGCTCTCAGGCATGGCTTCCTCTTCGCTCGATCTCGCTGCGGACGATCTCGTAGGCCTCCTCCTTGCCGAGAGGCTCGGAGGTGCCACGGATCTCCTTCGCGAGGCGGATGATCTGGAGGTGATGCAGCGCCTCCCAGTTCTCAGGGATGACGACTGCGGGGTTGCCCTTCGGCGCGGAGGGCGCGTCAGGAGCGGCGAGGAGGCCGGGGGCTGACGCCTCGACATCCAGTCTCGCAGCGGCGGGAATGGCCGCCTTCCGTTCGTAAAGGCGAAGGGCCTCGCCGGGATGAAACCCGGCCACGTCGCCCCTGCCCCAAGGGGCGAAGGACTCCGTGATCCGCATCGGGACGAGGCCGTGCTCGTTGGCGAGCTTCTCAAAGGTCGCG